AGGATCGTGGTCTTTACGATGTGATCAGGTCGGCGTTCGGTTCCAGGAAGAACCCGTTGATGTGGTGCATAACAACTGCCGGTTATATCCTTGATGGTGTCTGCTATGAACAAAGAGAACTTGTTTCAAAGATACTGGAAGGTGTAATTGAGGCAGACCATTACTTCGGGATAATCTTTACGCTTGACGGTGAAAAGGACTTTCAGCATAACCGGAAGACGGGGGATGATCCACTTGACCCTAATGTCTGGATTAAGGCGAACCCGATGCTCGGCATTACACCAACCCTGGAGAGCATGGAGAGTTTTGCCACAGAAGCAATTGCATCACCTGAATCAATGGGAGAGTTTAAAACCAAACGGTGCAACTTGTGGCTGTCTGCAAAGGGTGGATGGTTGAACCTGGAGCAGTGGAAGAAATGCGGTGGTGAAGTTAATCTTGAACTGCTTAAAACAGTGCCAGCTTATGCAGGACTCGACCTGGCTTCCGTTTCTGATATAACTGCCTGGGTAATTATATGGCTTTATGACGATATTGTTTCGGCACTTTGTAAGTTTTACTTACCAGAAGATACGATTGAGCCAAGGACCAAAAAGGCAAATTTGCCATACATGGCATGGGTTCAGCAGGGATATTTAACGCAGACTCCAGGCAATGTGACCGATTATAACCACATCAAGAAAGATATTAAAGCCGACCTGGACCGGTTCAACATCAAAGAGATTGGTTACGATCCCTGGAACGCTACCCAGACAGTCAACGACTTGGTTGATGATGGTGCTCCGATGGTTGAAATGCGGCAGGGTGCAAAAACATTCCATCCACCAATGCAGGAACTTGAACGGTTGCTCAAATCAGAAAAGTTGTGTCATGGCAATAATCCGGTTCTATCTTGGATGGCATCAAACATAGTGGCGAGGCGAGATGTAAACAACAATATGGCACCGGACAAGAAAAACAGCATGGAGAAGATAGACGGTATTGTTGCTCTTTTAATGGCACTTGGTAGGTTAATTTTGCAGGAAGACACGACAAGTATTTATGAGTCAAGAGGAGTTTTAACCTTTGGAGGATAAAAAATGAAAAAAAGAAAAGTAAATGTAGACATTCTTCCATTGTCAATTAGAGCATCCAATGTATTAAAATCTTTAAATATTGAAACAATTGATGATTTTGGTAAATCTGATACATGGTTTAAAATAGCAGAATGTAAAAATTGCGGAGTAAGGACTTTCGCAGAAATATCGGCAATGGTTTTTGAGTTTGTTTCAGGAGAACTTTTTAAAGAAGAAGAAAAATGGATAAAACGGGACAAGAAACATGATAGGAGTCTATGGAGAAAAAAATATGCTGAAGTAAATAAAAAATTAATAAAAATTAAGCAACTTCTGTAATTTTAACTTTTAGGAGTGGGGGATGAATAAAATGCTTGATGTAAATTCAGTAGCAGCACGATTGGGGATTGGCGTTTCAACTGTTTATAGGCTTATAAAGACCGGACAATTGCCGCACCGGAAAATGGGAGCGAAAAAAGCGATTAGGATTCCTGAAAAATCGGTTATGATGGCAGAAAGATACGGATTTGAACTTGAAATTGCCAAAGATAAAGATTGAACCAATTTTCTCAAAATCACCAATTTTCTCACTAGGTATTGTTTTTTTTATTATTTCCCCGTAATAGGGGAGAATGAAAAAAGGTCTTTTTTCTCGCTTTTTAAGCATTTTTAAGAATGATTTATCAGTCACAGACGAGAAAGCATGGAATCCTTCTCTCTGGAACCTAATATTATCTCAAACCAAATCAGGTGTAACTGTCACACCTGAATCCGCACTAAGTTACTCCGCAGTTTTCAACGCAATTTCTCTCATTTCAGGTACAATTTCCACATTACCACTCCGATTGTTGATTGAAATCGACAAGAAAAAGAAACCGGCAATTGAAAAGCCGATCTATCATGTAATGCACACAAAGTGGAATCCATACATGACAGCGCAGATCGGCAGGGAAGTTTTGACGGCACATATTCTCGGATGGGGTAATGGATATGCTGAAAAAGTACGGAATGGCAGTGGTGATATTATAGAATTGTGGCCTATTCCACCGAATCGTGTACGACCAGAGATGTATAACGACAAACTAACCTATCTTGTCAAAGTTGACGGTCAAGAAATTAGGTTGAACCGTGATAAAATACTTCACATTCCTGGCCTGGGATTTGATGGGTTTATCGGCTATTCAGTTGTCAGTCTGGCAAGGGAATCAATCGGACTTGGCATGGCAATGGAGAATTTTGGTGCTCAATTCTTCGGAAATGGCACTCATCCAGGTCTTGTTGTGTCGCATCCAGGTAAATTAGGCACTGAAGCACATGAAAATCTTGAAAAAAGCCTTACAAATGCCTATTCAGGGTTAGGTAATGCCCATAAACTGCTTTTGCTTGAAGAGGCAATGAAGGTTGAAAAAATCGGCATCCCACCTGAAGATGCACAGTTCCTTCAAAGTCGGCAGTTCCAAATTCCTGAAATTGCCAGATGGTTCAATCTCCCACCGCATAAACTCAAAGATTTAACCAAATCCAGCTTTTCGAACATAGAATCAGAGCAGATTTCATTTGTAACCGACTCAATACTGCCTTGGGTGGTCCGGTTTGAAACGAATTACAATATGCAACTTTTGTCAGATGCAGACATAAAAACCGGATTTTACTTCAAGCATATTGTCGAAGGGTTACTGCGAGGAGATTCAAAAGCACGGGCAGAATATTACACCAAAATGTTCCAAATTGGAGCAATGAGTCCGAATGATATACGAGAGAAAGAAGATTTAGACCCGATTGAGGGTGGTGACAGGTACTTTGTGCCGATGAATTATGCTCCATTAGATAAAATTGACGAGGAGATTGCAAATGTTGATCAGCAGGAACAGTCCTTTCAGGAAGAAGGTGAACAGGGCAACAAACAAGGTCAAAATAGACGAGGCAAACTTATATCTTTATGACGAAATTGGTATCTGGGGCATAACCGCAACAGAATTTATCGACCAGTTGAATCAGATTGATGCCGATGTAATACATTTGCGAGTGAACTCTCCTGGGGGTGATGTGTTTGCGGCAAGGGCAATGCAGACAGCACTTAAACAGCATAAGGCAAAGATTGTCGCTCATATTGACGGGATTGCCGCATCTGCTGCCAGCACTATTTTAATGGGTGCTGATGAAATTGAGATGGTTGACGGTGGATTCATTATGATCCACAAGGCTCTCAGCTTCTTTGATATATTCGGGTTATTTAATGATGACCATCTGGAAGGGCTTATCAAGGATATGGAGAAGGAACGGGAGTTGCTGGCAAAGGTGGATGATTCTATTGCCGGTGATTATGCTAAACGCACCGGCAAAAATCTCGGTGATATTAAGCAGAAGATGACCGATGAAACCTGGTTCACTGCAAAAGAAGCTCTCGACTTTGGAATGATAAATCGAATTTATGACGGTGAGCCGGTTGAGAACAGTTACGATCTGTCAATCTTCCTTAATGCACCTGACAAATTCAAGCATGACGAGAATGGACCAACAAAAAGGGAAGTAGAGCATGCCTTACGGGATGTGGGATGCTCTTTAAATATGGCGAAAGCAATTCTGGCAAGTGGCTGGAAAGACGAAGGCAATCAACGGGATGTTGAGCCTGAACCTGAACAGAAACCACAGCAACGGGAAGTTGTCAACCAGGATGAAAAGCCAGAGGAGAAGAAAAAGGATAAGGTTGCCGCATTGCTTGCAAAGGCAGAGATTATGGCACCAGCAGTTTAATTTTTGATAAAAAAAGGAGTATAAAAGGCATGAAAACATTGTCTCAGTACAGAGAAGAAGTAAAGGCACTTATGAAAAAAGCTGCCGACATTGATGCCAAGTGCATCCACGAGAACAGAGAACTTACAGAGGCAGAAATTGCCCTGAAAAATGAGTTACTCGACACGGTTGAAGAGCATCAGAAAGTTATTGCTACCCTGGAACGGCAGAACCGTATTCAGGAAGCACTTGAAACCCCTGAAACCCCTGTTACCAAACCGGGCCCTCGGAAGATTGAATTTAACGGCACTCCGAATGCAAGCAAAGACAGGTTTAATTCATTCGGAGAGCAGTTGGTATCGGTAATGAAAGCTGGACTCCCTGGTGGTTCAACCGATCCCAGGCTTTACAATGCCGCATCTGGCCTGAATGAAACAGTACCCTCTGATGGTGGTTTTCTGGTGCAGACCGATTTTACCTCGGA